CGCGCCAGCGCAAGCATCCGCAAACTACTCGGCGCTTCAAAGCAAGAGCGAACAAGAGTGGCAAACAAAAGTTGACACAACATTTAACCGATGGACAGAGATTCTTGATAGAAGCCTGGAAAGAGTATTTGAGAGACAACAGAGAGTTGTTCTTGAGAAAGCCTCTGGTATTAAATCTAGAAAACTATTGGCAACAGGAGCGCTTGATGTGGAAAGCATTTTCAGCGCAGATGTATGGGCTAAACAGATGGACGAAGACATTAGGCCTGTTCTTAACGCAATTATCAATGATGCACAAACAACATATTCCGAAAAAAATCTTGTCAAGATGCCGTTAAAAAAAGAAGATATCGTCGCTCATGTCAACTCGCAAATAACCAGAATCAAGTCAGTCAACGATGAAACTGCACAGGAAATCAACAATGCCGTGTTTGCAACACTTGGCGTACATGGCGAAGAAGACAAGGTAACCACTTTGCGCACTGCTCTTGTTGGAACATTTACCAATCTCCTAGCAAAAAAGAAATCGCAAATTGCTGAAGACGAAACGCGTCGGGCGTGGTCAATGGGTTCAAACATCTAATTTCTTTAAATAGCAAAACCTATTTAAAGAAACGTTAATATCTGTATTCAATACTTGCAATCGTTTGACTCCTTATCCTTTATTATCAATTAAGACATTAGGAGCGACATGAGTCAGCAAGATATTCAATTTAAAGCCATTCCAGGCCAATTCAACATTGACGAGGCCCAAGGCGTCGTTGAGTGTTTCGTCGCCGGCATCGGCAATAAGGACTCAGTAGGAGACGTTCTAATTACTGGAGCATTCACCAAAAGCCTTACCCGCCGCAAGCCCCGTGTTGTTTGGGGACACAACTGGAACGACCCAATCGGTAAAGTTCTTGAGATTTACGAAGTTGCCCCAGGGGACAGAAGACTTCCAACAAAGATGCTCAACGCCGGTATTGGTGGCTTGTACGCAAAGGTTCAATTCAATCTCAACTCAGAAAAAGGTCGGGAAGCCTTCGCCAACGTCGCGTTCTTCGGACAAGAACAAGAGTGGTCAATCGGATACAAAACGCTTGATTCAATTTTTGACCCGAACATCCAAGCAAACATTCTAAAAGAAGTTGAACTTTACGAAGTATCGCCAGTACTACATGGTGCCAATCAATTGACTGGAACAATTTCTGTAAAGTCTGACGAAACAGCCGAAAAGCACATGCCCGGAATGATGATGCCTCACCATACTGGAATGAACCAAGGTCCAAAAATTATCGTCGTTAGACAGGGTGATGATGACGACGATGACGACGACAAACCAATTTTCTCAGAGGGTCTTGCTCGGGCGCTTGGTGACAATGAAAAAGAAAGATTGACACGCGAACTACAAAGCAGAAGCGGTTCCTCAATTCAACTAGTTTCCGCTACTGAAAGCACGGCAAAGTTCAGAAGAATTACCTCTGATGGTCGTTCCGTAATGTACAGAATCGGATATCACACTCCAGACAATTACGTTACCTTTATGTTTGGCAAGCCTGAACTGGCAGACGGACAACAACCGAGTGGTTCACGTACGGTTGTTCCGTCACAGATGCCTTCAATGCCAATGCAGGTCAAGCCTGGCGTGCCAACTGGCGCAACGAACTTCGTTGTTAGTCCTGAATACGTAATGCCTAAAGGTGAGGATTATGAAAAATCAGCCTTTGACGAAGAACTAGAAAATCTTGCTCAGATTCTTGACGAGACATTTGATGTAAAAGTTGGAAGAACGCTTAGTTCCCGCAATATGTCAAAACTAAAAACAGTCCTAGAGACACTTCAAGACATTGTTTCATCAGCGGAAAAAGATGTTGAATCAAAAAGTGATTACCTAATTCCTGTCAAACTGGAAAACGCGTTTGAGACCAAGCAATTACTTGACCCAATTTTTGATTATCACAGGGTTGAATCTCACGTGACGGAAGATGGCATTGTCATCACAACCGAAGTAACACAAGAATTTATAGAGGCTATTGGCGTAGCCGAAAAAGCCCTGGGGCGAACGCTAAGCGGGGGCCTGGGAAAATTAGGCCGCGCCGGTAGGGGCGCGGTAAACTTTGACCCAAAAGCATGGGACGGTGACGGAGACGGAATCGTACAAGAAGGAACGCCGTACTCACGTCCTGCAATTCCTGGAGTAAACGACCGTGCATCTGGTGGAAGAGTTGACACCAATGCTGCAACCCGCGCATGGCAAAATCAACGCAGAAGCGGAATGGCTTCCCGTATGGGTAGCGATGACAACGCTGATGAATACGACGAAGCAATGGGACCACCAATGCGACGCCCAAGCAGAGGTATGGCTGACGACCCAGTTGGTGACGCTGCTTCAGAAAACCTTGATAGAGACAGAAACGCTGGCGCTGTAAGAAGTGGACTTAGTTCAAGCACTGCAGGTGTTGTCAAAATTGATATTCCTCAAATTGACAATGCCATAGAAGAATTGGCAGCCAAAGACATAGGAATGTCTCTTAAAAGATTCAGAGAACTAACAGACGAGGGTCGTCTTCCGGAACGTTATCAAAAAGCATTTTCGGACAGAGTTAAAGTTCTTAATGATATTTTTTCTAATTTAAGCAAAGAAAAACTAGACGAAAGTCCTGGAAAAGTGCTTTCAGAAATTAGAAAAAAATTAGTTGACACTCTTTCTTCTGACGACAAAGAAGGCGACGGTTTCATTAGCCAATTTAACGATAGAAGAGAAATACAAAACTTTATAGACGGAATTGAAGAAGTTCTTAACTTGGCTTTTGACGACTATGTTGACAGGGCTAGAGAAAATGGGACAGGCGAAGAAGCGGACGACCTTCAGGCCGAGTTGTTGTCTGACTTCACACAATCTTTGAAAAAAATATCCGAAAAATCAAAGAACCTTTTTGATGCAAGAACTCGTTCCTTCCGTGGAACAGAACCAGCAAAAGCCAAAAAGGAATCAGAATCAGAAAAAGAAAGATTATTTGACTTGCTCAAAAATCCTCTTGACATGGAATCTCTTGCTGGGTACCTAGACAGCACAGAGGGCGTTGTGCCCACGGATGCATTTCTTGACAGAATTAGAAAGGGAAACATAGATGACGAAGATTTAGTACAAATAAATAGTCTGCTTGAAGATGCACTAGAAAATATTATTACCCTTGACCCAAGCCTTGACCCAGAAAAATTAGCAAAAGAATTTTCTGATGCATTTAGGGAAGGTGCAAAAAATGATGAATCGGGAGTAATTCAGCGTATTGCAAAAGAACTGGGTGACGATGGCGTCAGTGAAGAACTGGTCCAATACCTCAAGGATGGTAGAGAAGGTTCTCCGTTTCTTCCAAGTAGGGGCAAAAAGGAAAGAGAAATACTTCGCGGCTTTGCTTCCAGAACTGGAAGTGGCGACTCAAGAGGTAAAAAATTTGATGTTAGGGATAGAAAACAAAGAGAAGACAAAATCGTTGAAATGTACAACGATGGTGAAACTGTTGGCGACATATCTCGCTTTTTAAGTTCCCAGCCTGGTTCAAATGGTATTTTTACGGAACTTGCTAACATTCGCAATGTTATAGATAAAAGAAGAAAAGCGGGAGACGTTCCTCTTCGTTCCGTCAATCCAAACAAGGAAAGACAAGCAACAACTAACCTACGTAATGAAATCATTAGACTTTATAACGATAATGATGAATTGTCGTATCGTGAAATAGCAAAACTTACTGGTACAACCCAAGCCAATGTTACAAACACCCTTTCTTCAATGCGTAGAGGAAATGATTCTCGCATTAGAAGCGGGGACAAAGTAAGAGGCTTTTCGTCTTCTACCGGTAGTGATGGAGAGAGTGGACTTGGTTCCTCATCTGACAAGCGCGAAATGGACATGACGCTTGCTGAATATGCAGAACTAAATGAAGTTCTTAAAAAATACATGGATGAAAGCCAACTAGACGGCATCGGTGCCGACGAAGACATGCAAGTCATCCAGAACATTCTGGACAAACTTGATGAGAGTTCAGCCGCAAACGACTCAATCCCTCTTACGGATAAAGAAATTGACGAATACATGGACACTCTCACAAGAATGAGAGACAATGGTCCGGTTGAAGATTCAGACGATAAAGAATCAATAGACAAATTGATTGACTCTTTGAAAAAAACAAAAGAATCAATAGACGGAACATACGAATCGGATGCTCTTCAGAAGGCTGGAATGAGGCTTTCTGTTCCTTCTCCTGACCAATTAATAAGTGGTCGTGGAAGAAAAGCAAAACGCCCTCGCGGGTTCAAGAGTTCTAACGGAACAATAAACCCACACAAAAAACTTGATATAGAACTAGATGATTCTGAAATCGGCGAACTTCGTGACGAACTTCAGGGTTTTATGAAAATGACAGACAACCCTGCTCCGCTCAGGGCCATTGCTGAAAAACTTGAAAAAGCCACAAACGGCAAATTTTCAGTTGATAAAGACGAATACGAAGCAGTCATAAAAGAAATAGACAAAATGCGAACCGACAGAGGAGTGGTCACGTCTGATGTGGTTGGGGTTCTTGAGCAAGCAGCAGAATCTCAAAAAGGAAAATACTCCAGTATTGATGTTCGTGGTGGACGAGGCTTTGAATCATCTACTGGTGGTGGCAAAAACAACGGAGCACCATCCGACATTCCTGAGACAATGCAAAAGCAACTCATCATGTGGGGTAGACAGCAGGGCGGACTCAGACTTGTCCAAGAAGCAATTCAGAGGTTTGACAAAGACAAGGGAACAATGCCGGCGTCGTACTGGAAGAGATTGCGCACCATGTATGAAAACATGGGGCCAGGTTCCGCTAGTGGTGCTGCTCGCAGAACTGGACGTAGGGGCATATTCGGTCGCGGAAAAGATACAGACACTTCACCACGTGGTAGTGCTGGATTTATAATTGACGACAGACCAGTACCTAAAGGCTTGCTTGATAACACAATGTCAAACAACCCGATTGTTACAGATGACTTCGTAGACACCAATTCTGGCCCCATGGGTGGCTCACAGGGTGGCGGCGTATTCAAGGACCCCAAGACTGGTAAGGAATATTACATCAAGCCGCCAAAGTCACAAACTCATGCAGAAAACGAATCACTAATGTCTCGTTTCTATGAAAGATTAGGTATTCCTGCTGGAAAAGTAAAAGTAGGAACCTACAAAGGTCGTCCAAAAATTGTTAGCGAAATGGTTCCAGGGGCAAAACAGGTTGACCATGAATCCGAAATAAAGAACTCAGCATGGAAGAAGGCAGTTCAAGACACTTTTGTGGCTAATGCATGGCTTGCAAACTGGGACGCTGTTTCAAACTCGGGAAACACCATTAAGGGCGGAGACGGTAAAGCGTACGTCATTGATGTTGGTGGTGCTGGTCTTTTCCGAGCAAGAGGAGAAGCAAAGGGCTCGGCGTTCGGTCCTATCGTCGGGGAAATGGAATCCTTGAGAGACCCAAATCAGTCGGGCGCTAGACGTGGTGTTGCATACTGGGGAGACATTCCTCCAGCAGAAATTGCTCGTCAGGTAAAAGCAATTGGAGCAGTATCAGATTCTGAAATCAAAGAAATGGTTGATGCTGTAATTTCCGACAAAGGTGAAGCAAAGAAACTTTCTGACACCCTTATTGCGCGACGTGACTATCTGGTACAAAACTGGTCCACTGGCAAAAATAGTGGAACTGGCAGAAGAGGTCGTACTGGCTTTTCTTCGGAAACCGATAATTACGAAAGAAGAAACAAGAGGCCTGGCGTAGCGCCAGCAATGAGACCTGCCGACTTTGAAGTACGTCCTCGTGACGGCGAGCCTACGGGTGTTGGCAAGGGTGGAGTAATGGGAACAAAGCCCGACCCCAAGTTCACTGGAGACTCTTTTGACCAAGCCAAACCAGAAGAATGGGAAAAACTTACAATTGATGAAAAATGGGGTTGGATGCTTGGGGAAGGAAACCCTGAAAAGGGTGGAACGATGTCCCCTGCCGCCTATCAGGGTGCAATGAGGAAACTTGGCGAAGAAGAAGCCAGGGAAGAAACAAAGCGCATGACTCCAGAAGAACGAAGAAAATCCCGTTCAGAATCAAGACAAAGCGCCATGGATGAACGTTCTGACAACGAGAAAGAAAGACTCACTTCCGAAAGAGAAGAGCGTCAAAAAGAAGCACAAGAATCATCTAAGCGAGTTAAGGAAGAAGCAACTGCGGAGCAAGCGAAAGCCAAGAGACAGGCGCGTCTTGATGCTTTCAATGAATGGATTGATGACTCAATTCGTGAACTTTCAGGAATGGAATACGACGAAACAGACATCAATCCTGATTCTGAAGACATCTGGGACACTGTTTCCACAATCCTTGGCGTTGAAGACATCACTCCAAAGTCGCTAAAAGAAGCAATTGACGAACTTTCATCATATATTGACATTACTTCAGGAGAAAATGCTTACGAAAAGAAGAGTGTCGCTCGTGCTAACGCACTATTGAAGAAACTCTTAAAGATGCAATCAGAGTATTCGGAAGACAAGTGGTTTAACGACAGAGAGGGTGGAGTGTCTGGATTCCAGTCTTCAACTGGCGACAAACCTCGCCCTCCAAGAGACGGTAGACCGGCACGTCCTGGAACACCAGAAACGCCTCAATCAAATGCCAAACGCGAAGGGGAAATTAAAAAACTATCTACGCTGATTGAGCAGGTTGTTGCAGAACTTGATGAAAAACGTCAAAACCCTTCACCAAAAAAGGGAAGAATGGGATTCTCCTCATCAACCGGCAAAACGATGATTACTGACGAAGCAACCTTTTTTAAGGACATTGAGAATTCTCTTGCAAAAGAGATTAGAGCCGCGCAAAAGGCTAGAAACACTAAAGCAGCATCAGGATTAACAAAACTTCAAGAGATTATAAAAAGAAGTGAAGCCTCAAAAACAGGCGACAGAAGAACAAACGTCGGAAGTATCTACATGACGATGGATGAAGTTGACTTAATTCTTGACGGTCTTCAATTTGCCCTTGACCAACAGGTACAGGCTGGTGGAGATAAAAGAATTGGCTGGTACTCAAGACTAATTGAAAAAGTTGCCGGCGCAGCCATGTCTACATTTATTGATAAAAGTACATCAGAAATTGGTTCAACAAGAAGAACAGTCACAAACAAAGACGGCGTGAAGAAAAAAATCAATATTGTCCCAGAAGCATAAATAGTATGCGTTCTCGCTCAGAGGCGCATGCTAAGTTATACTTTTATAAACTATTCATAATGTGATATTGACACTCGTGTCTTTACTCGCTAAAAAACAGGAGTTACCAATGAGCGAAAAAGTTGAAGTCAGTGTTGATGCGGACGGCAATGTTCTTAAGTGTGCCAAGGGCGCAAATGTTGCCGACTGCGGGTTTACCCCAGGTGCAAAAGTGTGCGGTAAGTGCGGAGCAATGCCTATCCAGATGAAGATGGTTCCAGTCACCGATGATGACTATGAAGTCAAGGGTGGAGACAAATGGGACGATAGTGAAATGTTTGACGCTATGAAAAAGCGTCAAAAGGGCACGGGCATGGGAATGCCTGGCGAAGAAGATGATGACGAAGAGATGGATGACGAAGACGAGATGGCGTCAATGCCGTCATCCAAGAAGAAAATGTCTCTTGAAATTGAAGAAGACGACGAAGAAGAATACGACGAAGACGACGAAGAAGAAGACGACGAAGACGCCGAGATGAAAATGTACGACGGAGAAGTTGACCTAGAAGCAGCAAGAAAGAAACGTCTTGCCAGCATGGGTGAAAAAGTCGCAGAACTTGGAAGAAACGCATACATGTGTGCTGTTGAAAGAAAAGTTTACCCAGGTGGTTCAGGCGTCTGTGACGATTGTCCTGGTGGATGCTTGCCAGAGCGCGGAATGCCAGGTCTTCTTTCTGTTGAAGGAATTGCCGAAGAAATGTTTAAGGGCAAGGTTCTTGACTCTGGATATTCTTCAGATGCAGACATGTTCGTGGTTGACATTCAATCAAAGAGCGGCCGTGCGGTTGAAGTCTTTATTGATGGTACAACTGCAGAAGTTCTCGGTTTCCACAAACTTGATGACAATGCCTTTGAGCAGAAGTCAGCACTTGATTCAATGATGGTAATTGACTTCCACGAAGCAGCAGAGATTGCAGTTAAGTCCATTCAGGGTGACGTTGTTGCTGTTGAGCCAGACATCTTTGAAGGCTTTGATGCATACGCAGTTGAAATTGAAGGAATTGACGGAAAGTCTTACGACGTATTCGTTTCACTTGACGGTGAAGTTCTTGGATACGACAAGTATGAGCCAGAAGAAGCAGAAGCCATTGAAGCAGAAGCCGCAGAGATTGCATTAAAGCGTGCATTCAATGAAGACATGCGCACACAAATGGCAGAAGAAGGAAAAGCACTTCCAGACGGTTCCTTTCCTATTTCTAACGTAGAAGACCTCAAGAACGCAATCAGCGCATACGGTCGTGCAAAAGACAAAGAAGCAGCAAAGAATCACATTATGAAGCAAGCCAAGGCTATGGGTCAGGAAAAACTTATCCCCGCCAACTGGGTAACCGGTGGAGCAAAACTTGTTGAAGAAAAATCCGGAGAAGTTGACTCTGACCTTATGGCATCGCTTGTTGAGTTTGAACTCCTTGAGGCCGAGGTCAAAGACTCAGAACCAACAATCTAGAGAAAGCGTGGCCCGTATGACGGGGGTGGACATTAATAAAATTCGCCATTACGCGCCTGGATTCAATAATAGAACAACGCGTCTTGATGCGGATATGTCTGCATTGCTTTTCAAGGCCGGAACAAGGATTATTTCATCATCGGAAAGATTAATAGCCGACGTCTCTATTAAGGCAGCAATGGGAGCGGGTGCTCCTGCCGAAGATAAAAAAAGAGGACTTCAAAGCGCTGGAAAATCCAAGTACATAAACATCAATGGTCTTGTCTATGACCCAGAAGCCAAAAAACAAGAGGGCCAATTCTTTAAGCCGTGGGTTACGGAAAGAGAAAGAATTAACGCAATGCGCTCAAACGACCCAGTTCCCAACTGGGGATGGGTTGACAGGAATCCGGAGAATCAAAATAGACTCCAAGAGCCAAAAAACGCAAAAGGCAAAGTAACAAGGTATCCAGTAAACCCCAAAACTGGTGAACCAATGAAAAATTACGGAGTTGAACAAGAGTTTAAATCTCTTGGACCAACGCTTGCTGAAAGAAATCCTGGCGGAAAACTTCTTGCACGAACAGCAAAGTCTTTCGGTGTGGTAGTTGATGCTCTTGGAAAATTTAGATGCCCTCCTGGGACGCCAGCAGCAAACAGATTTACTAACTTCAGAGGTGAAGGATGTTTTGACATTTCGGTAGCCCAGGTACGTAACTTGATTGGTTCTCTAACTCAATCAATGCAGGCACCACAGAGCGGGTCTCAAACAATATCCTCCCTTACTTCTGCAGGGGTAAGTATCGCCGAAATTAGAAAATCATTTAAAGAAAATGGAATTGCTGGCCTTGCCAGTCTTGCAAAGCGGGTTGGAATTGCTCATGTCGGTGATAAATGGAACGACATGTCTTACGTATCGCAAATAGCGGTAAGACTTAGAGAAGTTTCTGGCTTGACAATGGGTGCGCAGTCAAGAATGGAAAAAATTGCTCAGAAAAAAGCAGACACAATTAATTTTCTTGCTGAATATTATGGAATAACAGAACCCAATGAATATAAAAAAATTGCACAAATAATTGAAAAAATGTCTGCTGACTCAGACTCTCCATTGGACCCAAATCAATTTAAACTTTTGTTTAGAGGTGGCTCTTTAGAAAGCCACGAAGAATGGGCCGTAGAAGCAATTATTAAAACACACATTGAAGCAATTGGCAGCAAACTTGGTATTGATGCAACTGATGCACTGGAAGCATACGAAGAAGCCAAGCGTAACGGAGAAATAACTCCGCTTACCCGATTTGTTGATGCCGCTTTAGAGAGAGAAAGAGATTTTAGGCTTGGAGCATTTGAAGACATGCTTGTTGCTGCGTACGAGCAACCACACACATTCACATTGCCCGGAGGCAAGAAAAGAATTTATACTGCTGGACCAATTCCAGATGGACCAGACGGAGAGAAATACAACGTTCCCCGATGGGACAGATACGACCTAAACGGATACGCAGAGCCAGAATTTATTTTAATTAACTCTGGACCAGCAATTCTAGGATTTAGGGGAGGAGTTCCACCCAGTGAATATATGGACCTGTACGAAGCAACCGGAGGAGACATTGACGACCAGTGGAGGGCGGTTGCTTCGGAGATGGACAAAGACGAGCGTCTAAGGGCATATTCAGCACTGTGGAGTGTTGACCTGGCGGCAACAGAAGGAAGAGGCTGGAGAGATTTTGGTGCACAAACATCTGCTCACGAAAGAGCCCACTGGGGTCAGATGGATGCAATTTTTCAATACCATGCAGAAACTAATCCTGATGTAGCCATGAACGATTTAAATAATAAAGAATTGATGGAATTAACTAACGATTTCTTGACGAAAGCAACACCAGAGATATTGCGAGATGTTTTTGGTGCCGATATTGAAGACTTGATTGATAAGCGTTTTGATGCACTTGCCGGTGCATACAGTCAAAAAGCACAGCAAGAGGCGCTTGAAGAACTAACAGGAGGAGGCAGCAAAGAAGACTTTAACTATTCTAGAAGCATTGCGCTACTAGAGACGCTCTCGGAATTAAAAGCAAACAAATCTGTCGGCCTCATAGGCGACGACCCCGAGTTGGATGCAATTCTTGACAAGATGACACCGCTGCCTCCAATGACTGCTGGTGCAATATCTCCATCTGGTGGAATCGTGCCATCACCCCCTGGTGGTTCACCAAGGCCAGTTAGGCCATCGCTGCCAAGTTCGGCACCAGCGCTCGTTCCGAACGCCGGGAAGGTCGTTACCGTGATTCCAGGAAGAGGCAGCGGTCGTGGTGGACGCGGACCGGTTGACCCGTTTGAAAGAAGCAGGCACGGAAAAATCCCAAGAATGATTGAGGACGGGACGCTGTCTACCGCAGATATTGATGAATTCATTTATGGAAAAGACGGTAAGGAGGGTGGACTGATACGTATATTCAAGAACGTCAAAAACATGAAAATAGAAAAAGACGGTAGACGCGAATACACCCTTGTAGAAAGAAAAAGAATTCTTAATGAATTAGTTGACACCATGGGTGTATCAATTGAAGAACTTGAAAAAATGGCACTCAAGGCAAGAAATGGAGAACCCCTAACTTCTGAAGAAAAAGAAAAACTTGTTAATGCTATTACGCATCTTAGAAATGGTGGTAACGAGTTTAAAAGAAAACTTGAAGAAGCACAAGCAGATTTTGACAACTATCAAGGAGTTGACACCGAGTTTGACTTCAGTGACCAAGACGCAAACTACGTTGCTTTGGAGCAATTACAAAAACAAGTTGAAATGTACGAAGCGCTATATAACCGTGTTGGCCGTACTTTAGCCCCAGCAATACACGACATTTTAACAATAAGCGAGAATGGCCCATATCCGCCAGGAATGACACTTCCGAGACGCGGATATGAACCCATTATGGGTATTGATGTTGACAGTGCTGACAGTATTGCTTCAAGACAGTCTTCAAGACTCAACCCGCAAGAACTTGCCGCTCTTTCATCTGCCGTAACAAATCCACCTAGAATAATTTCATCTTCAAATCCACAAAATATTTTTGAACTTACTTCAACTCTGGAAGATATTGAAAATGTTAGACAAGTTTTTGAACGTAATAACTTGACACCACCAACTACAGTTGCTGACGATGAACTTAAAAATGCAGCGCCTGTTATGTCGGGATTGGATAAATCAATTATCCCAGAAGACATGGTCGTTGAACTTGAGATTGATATGCCGGAGGATACCTCACCTGGCTCAATACATGAAATTCCTCAAATATCATCTGCTCAATTAATAACAGATTCAAACACGGAAGAAGTTGACATTCCAAGTTCAGGTTTTTCTTCAACAACTGGCGCCAGAACTAGGGCCGGAATTGCTGGAAGACTTATCGCAAGCCAGAGAACTAGAAAGTTGCTTGAAAAAGCAGGAATTGATGCAGAAAGAACAGACGTTGTTCAGTTAATGAGCGAAGTTGCTATTGGTTTTTCTATTGGAGGGCCGTACGGTGCCCTCTTGCCAATAGCACGACGCGGAAGTCGTGACGCTGCAGAGCAAGCACTAAGAATGATGGTTGAACGCGGATGGATTGAGCAAGACATTGCTAACAAAATTGAAAAATACGGTCTTGACAGGATTGCTGCAGAAGGTTTACCAGACGAAATACTTAATTTAGCAGAATCAGCCAAAGGTAAACTTTTGACAGACGATTCAAAACGTAAGGCTCTTGAATTTGGTTCAGTCCTACAGGATAGAAGTATTGAATTATCCGACGTCGCTCGTGAGAAAGCATCAGCAATGGCTGCCTCCGGAAAAGAAAAGGCTCGTGAACTTACTGGTGCTGGAAGAGAAACGGCAAGAAGATTAAGAAATCGTCTTGGTGGTGGTTCCGAAGAAATAGACGCAACTGACGCATTCTCGCTCCCTCCTTCTGGTAGTCCTTTTGATATACCAGCACCAGATATTTACCCGTTTAAGTCCGCATTTGTTGACATTGAATTCAAGCAACTCGGAACTTCCCTTATGGAACAAAAGCAGGGAAAGAAAACTAAAGTTAGAATTGCTGTACCTGCTGGCTCAAAAGGAAAAATTGAAGCAGGAAAAACAAAAGCAAGCAATATGATTCTTCCTCCAGGAAAAGTAAAATTTACTGGAGTTGGCGAAGACGGAGTTCCTGAAGCAGAGATTTTTGACCAAATGTCCGCTGAACAATACATGAAAAACGTTGAAAAGATATCTCTAGAAGTTTCCTCATCTTCCAATAAACCAAGTATCAAAAAATCAGCAAAATTGAGAGCAGACACTGCTAAAAAAATGCGCCAAGAAATGGTTGCCAAGTCAGGAACACCCCAGTCAATGTCTGGTATTTCAAAAATTGTATTTGATAAATCAAACTCAATAATGGAAAGAGGCGAAGCGGCTGGAATTAATTTCTTTACTTTAGAGAAGATAAAAAATAACGATACGGATATTGACGCATCGGAGTATGTGCGCCTCTACCAAGAAAAACTCATATCAACAATTAATAATTACAGCAAATCTTTACCAACCCGTCTTTTTGATGACGGAATAAGTGCGGATACCAAAAAGTTTATTTATGGAACCCCTATTAAAGAAGTGGTAAAAGCAGTTAACGAAGTAGCCGTGTTGATTCATAATGACATAGACAGAAGAGCACGTGTTTCAATGTCTAAATCGTCATTAGAACAATTTGTTGGTTCTGGAAAAATTGCAAACATTGATGTTGATAGTGAATCTTTAAAGATTTTAAAAACCAAACGAGACGCAATGCTTGGAAATGCCCCCGGGATTAAAGAATTTTCATTTACGCCTATTGAGTTGATACACGGAATACTTATTGAAAAAGTTGAAGAAAATCTTTACAAAAACGGAACACACGTTGGCTCTGAAGAATTTACAGATTACGGAAGAGGCATAGAATTGGTGCTTCGCGCAGAAAATTCTCCAAGAATTGGATACGGAAGAAAAGAGTCATACAAAAATGGTGGAATTTTTGTACAGATAAACGAAGAAGACGAACAAATTATTCAAGCAGCAATTTTTGGACAAATGTTTATGTCAACAAGTGGTGCAGAAGAATATCTAGCGGAGATTATTGAAGCAAGCCTTTCAAAAGACTATTCAAAACTTATAAAGAAAAACGACGAAGATATATTTGAGGCGTTTATAGTTGGTGAAATATCACTCAACGATGTTGAGCACATTAAAATACCTTTGTCAATATTCAACATCAGAAAGAAAAGAGTCTCCAAGAGCAGTATGATTGGTGGGGCAGACTCAATAAATATGATATTTATGAACAGAGGCGTTCCAAAAGAAAAAATCAAAGACTTCTTTGACGGTGAAGGAACCATAGGTGGAGGGTATACGCCTAAGCATTTGTCTTATTTAAACGAACTAGAGGCTGCAGAAGAATTCAAAGAAAATCTAATATCTCTTGGCATTGATGAAGTGTTATTTACGAATAAAGATGGAATTGACATCATGAGCGAAGATACATGGAGGACCCCTCCTCCAACAAAGAAAAAGGGCAAGGACGCACTAAGAGAGATAGCAAGACGAGAAGTTATGTCAATTATTGACAAAATTGCTCCTGCACTTAAAAAAGCAGAACCCAAAAAGGAAACTGTAAAGAAATGAAAGCGGTATTGGTAGGGACCGTTTTTGGAGACAAAAAACTGTTTTATGTAATTGATGCAAAAGACGAAAAAACCGATGGAATACTTGATGATGGCGTCAAACCAAAGGTTGTTAATTTTTGGGCAACCGCTATGAATGCCAGAAATCTAGTACCATTACGTTCAACGAAGTTTCATGATTTTTTATGGGATGGAGCGTCTTGGGATAATAGCGATGAATGGGAAAGGGTTTTCATAAGAAAAACTCAGGTTGTTTCCCCAAGAATGTCTTCTGGTGTTGTTTTTTCCTCAGATGCAATGAAATCAAAAGCAAAAGAAAAATCAATCAATCATCGTGCTACAGAATTTAAAACACTGATGCAGACGCAAAACATAAATATAGTACGCTCCAGAACGGGTAAACAATGAACAGCAGAGACATTAAGGCAGACCCCCTTGGTGGGATAATCCCGCAGGAACTGGTTACTGGAGACCTACTCAAAGGTCGCGGACCAAGAAGAGGAAATCTTGAGCGCCTTCTTCGCTATTGGCGGCCAATCATGAAAAAACCAGGCGGCTTTAGGCGTTGCAAAGTCATCCTTGCCGACCATCCAGAGTTGTACCCATTGAACAATATCTGTGCTTGGTTGCATCACGAAACTACTGGTCTTTGGCCAAACGAGGGATGTCATCACCCTGGCATGAAAAACTGCCGCAAGAAAATTAAAAAAGGCATAAACGGTACTCTTTTCTCTGACTCTCAATTTGATAACAGAGTAAGAAAACTTGCTGGAAATAGCAAGAAATCTTTACAACAAGAAACCGAACGATACGAAGACTCGGTAGTAACTAATGCCGACGAAAAACACTCAGTCTTGGTGATGCGTGACTTTTCTGAGATGGAACCAGATTTCTGTAAAACCATGTCCGACGATTCAAGTTGGGAAATAGAAGGCGAAGACGAAATGGGGAATACCAAGTCCGTTCCCTACGATTCTGAACAGGATGACGACGTTGAGCAATAGAGAAATAAATTTCGTCAAAAGAAGAATTACTCTTCTTTCCGTAAAAACGGTTCGTAAGGTAAATCCCGTAATAACCATGCGCTTAAACGGCCAACAAAACGTAATAGATTACAAGGCTTTAGCAAAACGCTCAGGATTGACAAGGAAGTACAGCGTCAAGGTTGGAATACTCGGTACGCATTCCACAATTGGTCAAGCAGCGCAAGCCATCGGTTCGGCAGCCATTCCTGGGAACCTGAGCCCTCTACGAAGCCCCCTTAGGGCCGGTGCGTGGGGTGCCTTAACTCCCGGAAAACCAAGAATCCCGGGCGGAACTGGTGGAGCAAATCGTTCTAGCCGTTGCCCAGAGGGATATCAATACGGAGGTCGTTTTACCGACTCGCGTTTTTCCACATGTGGCGCAAAACTTTTTGACATACCTTCTGCTATTGGTTTAGCAATTGGAGCGCTAAGAAGAATAGCCCGTGGCGCTAGAGCAATTGCTGGAGATTCAACTCCAATCACTGGCGAGACTCCACAAGATTCAATAGTTGATTCAAGACGTCCACAGATTCCAAGAGTCGGAAACCCTAACCCAGCAGCACGCGCGGCTGCAGCAAAAAACATTGTCTCGCAAATTGGGCAGTCTAATGCGGCTGTCGTAAGAATGGTTAGAAAAGATGGCTTTGCATTGGAGCCCGTAGTTCCCGCACAGGTCCTAAGAGCGATTCCAGACAACAGAGACATGGAGGGTGCGGACTACATATTGTCAGTTCAAGGCCTTCCTCAACTCGGTGGAGAAGAACTTGGACTCCTGTCAAATACTGGAGTAACAAAACTTACCTACGTTCTTCCAGGAGGCTCAACGCTGTCTCTAGAAAAGAAGCGACAACTAACCGTTGGTGAAAGAAGAAAACTTGGACGCACGGTTAATGCTGCATCAAAAATTGATATCAGCAATGACCCAACCGCACGATTAAAGGAAGTAGTCGCTCAGACTGGTGACGGAATAGGTTATTCAGAAAATTTCGTAAATGTAAAAAACCCCAATGAAGTTGTTTCTGCAGGTGGGAAGTCGCTCCCACGATGGGCTGACGAACTGTTTGGTAAGGGCAGAAAAGCAAAACCTCTAGCCAACGCAGAAAGAGCAACAGACTCAAGCAGTGCTGTGGGTAAAAACATCACAAGCGTTGACGCTGCAGTTGACCAGATAATGTCCGGAAGACCACTTTCTGAAATTGACCCAATGATTTTGCAACAGGCGCTTACAAAGGCAAACGTATTCAAGAGACAAAAATTAGACCAAAGAAGAGAAATGCTTGAAACGCCAAATGGCAACAAGTACATGCTCTATTCATCCTCTGGCAAATATGAGCACCTTGGTCAGAAACTTGCAAGCGATATCCAGCAGCACCTTGGTCTTGAGTCGCCAGACGTTTTCTTTGTCGGTGAAGGAGATAAGAGAAAATACATAGTTGAGGATGCCTCTTCTCTAATTAGAGGATTTCGGGTTGACCGCAGGCGCAAATTCTCTGACTACAAACCAGAAGATGTGGCAAAAATGCTTGTATCTGACTGGCTCACAGACCAGAGAGACAGAGACCCTGGTTCTATAGTTCCAGTTTCAAATGGAACAGACACGAAGCCGGTTGTTACCAATAACTTCACTTCTGGACTTGCGGACCTTGACCAAGTGTCAATCGTTGAGCGTCAAAAACTTACTTTGTCTCAATTCATGGACGTAAAAAGAACTGAAACATACTCACAATATTTTCAAAACTTGCAGCAACAGCAGAGATTTGCCTTCAGAAGAGAGATTGACGCTCTACTATTAAGAGCAAGACAATTTAACTTTACACAATTCAAAAATCGCCTTTACAGCGATGGTCGCTTAACTGACGCAGAAAAAGCACACCTCAATATAGTTGGGCGCATTTTGGAAACAAGAATTCAAAACTATGCAGGTAGTAGGGAAAATTTAATGGAAATCCTCGGAGTCAAAAAATGAAAAAAGTATCCACCCTATTTGATGCACTGCGTAACGAAAAATTCGCTATTGCCGTTCAGGACGACTATGGAGTTAAATACTATGGCTCTGAAGGACAAGCAAGAGAATGGGCTGACTGGGCAAACTCTTTTAATACCAAGACACTTGACACAAACAATCTTCCAGCAGGAATTATTCAGGGTCCATACAAAAACATTAGTGAGCATTCCCTGAAGTCGTTATTGACTGCTTTTGGTAACAACGTTGCGGAAATTAATAACTCTTTCACCGACTCTAAGGCGTACTCGTATAAAAGTTCCATGAAGATTGACAATGGCGCTCGCGTTCCAGCAGTAATGGACACACCGATTGGGCACTTTACAAAATCCCAATACGCAAGCGCAGTAAATTACAAAGGTCTAGTTATTCGTACTCAAATCAAAGAAGGAAGTTTTCTTTTTGAGGCAAAAGTAAATAATTATGCATTTAACTTTGAAAACTGGATGTACAACTCAACTCCTTCAAAAGCGGAGATTAAATCCCTTCGCAACAGAATTGATACAAACGTAGGTCGTTCTTCGGAAAGACGTCTAGGAATGAAACTAAAGGCCGCCCTCATTGAAACAGACGGACGCTACAGAATTGGGTATGCACAAACCCTAGAAACCAAGTCGCTTGAAGATTCTCTTGAGGTAAAAGGAATTGGCGAAAGAATAGGCGGAGGAGCACGCATCGGAAGAAGAGCGGCTCGTAGTATGGCCATGTTTGACCCAAAGGCTTGGGACGGCGATGGTGACGGCGTAGTTCAAGAAGGTACTCCTTTTGAGAGACCAGCAATTCCTGGAGTCAACGACAAAACAACTGGTGGAGTTGTTGATGCAGATGCTGCAAAAAAGGCATGGAAAGAATCTCAGAAGACTCCAGGCAGTTCAACGCCTTCAAGAGAGTCAAGCCCTAGACGCAGGGTTTCCAACGCAGCAGGCTCAGCAGATAGACAAGTTTTTACTACTCGCACGCCAGCCGCAGCAGGTCGCAAAATACCTGACTCAAAGCCGATAAGTAGAAGCGGTCTAGCGTCACGAACACAGGCTGATATTGATAAAGAAGTATCAAAGCAAGTCACAGACACGGCAAAAGAAGTTCTTACCAAGAAATCAACGTCCACCGATTTACGTTCACTGATTAGTGGCCTCGGTCCTGACGGAGCAACAGAACTAAGCAGAGACCAGCAAGACAGAATTAACGACATTATTGATGCGTTTGATAATGACGAATATGAAAATAATGAAGATTTTATTTCGGAAATTGCAAATGTTTTGCAAAAAAAGATTCCCGTAAATCAAAAACCAAAACAAACAGGCATGCGTTCACGTGTTGGTAAAGCACAAATGGATAGACAGGTTCAGGGTCTTGCGTCACGTAGTGGTCGTTCAAAAACAAAATCAAAACTTAAAGCAACACCAGGCCGTGATGCTGTTGACGAAAAAGATGGTTCCCTTTGGGCTTCACTTACTCCGGAACAACAGGATGTTGTAAAGAAAAACACACAAGCAGCGTACGACGGACTTCAGACATACATCAAGAAAGATAAATACCTAAGCACGTGGTGGAATGACTTTTTGAGTCTTAATCGCAAAAAGAAAGCAACTGACGCAGACGGAAAACCCTGGTCCGACCAGTCAAGAATTTCTGGAGAAGCATTTACTTCTTTTGAAGTTGCGTTAAACGGTGCTCTTTCTGGTGAAAATTCAGACATAGCGTCTGCAGAGTCTGGTCTTGCAGCAATGAGGGCCACTCTGTCCGATGCTGAAATCAAAAAAGCAGAAAATAGAATTGCAGCACAGAAAAAAAGAGTTGAAAGACTTCAAAAAGTCTTAGACGACCTTAGAACTTATGACCAAATGGATAAATCTGACGACTGGTCGCTTCTTGAGCACCTTCACCCAGAACAAAGAAAAAAGTCTTTTGGTCTTGGACTTAGCAAGAGTGAAGCCGACATGACGGTAAGTCCTTTTGCTGATGGAAAACTTCCAAAGGGAATGAAGGTTGGGGAGCCATCAACCATCTTTGAAGAAGTTGGTGGAATGAAGAGAGCCGCTCCACGACTCATCGGAGAAAAAGGTGACGCAAAACTTGAAGACCTTGCAAACAGAATTCTTCGCCCGAATCCGCAAAGAGCAGCACGTCGCGCTGTTAGAAAACAGAAAAAGGCTGGTCGTTCAGGTTTCAGAATTGAACAAGAAGACAAACCTGATATTACAAGCAAGATTAAAAAAAGAATTAAAAAAGCCAAACGAGCAGTCAAAAGAACCTTTGGAAAACAAAGAAACGAATCAAAAATTCTTAACGGAATCAGAAAAGAACAAACTGTTAGAATTTTTGAAAGAGACCCAGATGGAAAAATTGTTATTGGAAAAGAAACAATTCAACTACTTGACGAAGTCGTTAATAAGGCACGCCAGAATAACGGTCGTGGAGAATTCAAGGGTCAAGCAGACGCAAACATGCTCCTTGGTTTCTTGTGGGAAAACAATGGCTTCAACAGAGAACCAGCCCGCATATCGGAAGAAGAAGCAATGGCTTTAATTGATGCCGGATGGCACCCAATCAAGAGAGGCGTTTCTGCTGAAGAATATGCGGATGAATATTTAACAGAATCTCGCAGAAGAATTACTGGTTCCAACGGAGAAATGGAAGGACCTGGAGAATACTGGTCAAATGCTGTTTCATCAAACTGGGATGACCCAAGATATTGGGGTAAACCGACCGAAAGCAATGGATTGTTTGGATTTCTAAGTCCTGATTATAGGGTTGCTTCAAGAGTTGATAGAGAACGTATGGCTTCGGAATATCAAAAGTTTGCACAAGCATTTGAAAACGTAATTTCTGTAATGCCCAAAGGCGAAGCAGAAAAAATGGAACCCGCAGATTTCATGAGAGAACTACGTACCGCTCTTTCAAGGAACGTTGCAGACGGCGACCCAGTATGGGATGGCGAAGTTGGACAAATGTGGTCTTCGTTGATGAGTGCTTACGAATCATCCAGTGGACCAGAAAAAACACAACTATGGAATGTAATTAATTTTATGTCTACTCAACTTACAAGACAAACAAGATGGGAAAACTATGTTCCTTTAATTTTAGGCTACGATGGCATTGATACCGGAGACAACACAGTAAGAACTGGTGGAACGGCCGCTGGAAAACAAGTCCTTATTTTCAATAGACAGGGCCTTGCTGTTCTTGACACGCCAATAAGCATTAAGGGAATTAATGACATTCTTAAGGAAGCAGATAAAAAATGAGTGACAAAGATACGTTTCATGAAAAACACTTGGAGTATTCAAAACTAACAAAATACCCTCCCTTTACAATTAGTTTGAAAAAGGCTCGCGAATTTGGGAATGACTTTTTAAAAGAAGAAGACAGGATTTTTTCTGAAGTTGATTCCGGTAACGAAGATGCATGGGCTCGCGCATTTTCAACAATGGAAGTAAAATGGGATGACGATATTGAGGAAGCACGTCTTTACCAAAAACGATACGGTGACAATATTCTTGAGGCAAGAAAAGCAGCAATGAAATTAAACAACCTAACCGAAGACGACAAAGACGTTCCTCTGTTTATTTAATTATGGAAGATTCGCTTGTTGGTAAAATTGCTGCCGTTAGGCAAGCAGCGGACATGGGCTGCTTCGGCGCGCATCAAATTTCAAATGGCGATTGGCTTCCATGCTCATCAACTAAACAGTTTTTGACAATTATGAACGGATTTGATGTCAAGTCAAGAATTTCTCTTGACGAGATGGAGAACTGGTCTTCAATAAGAAAGTCAAAAGGCAAAAAACGCAAGAAGCGTTGGGAAAAACTTCGCGAGAGAAGAATTCTAGGAATTGAATCACTTGACAACGGTGGTCTTGTTTCTCCAAGAAATTCAATGAATATGGTTAATGGTGGCACTAACCCCCCAATAACTTATGGTGCTTCAAATCCTTCAAGCATGTCTACGAAGAGCATTCAGCCAGCATTCATGCCCAGAGACAATGACCCTGACGTATTTGTGGACATTGAATCAGCAAGAAAAAGAGCACAACAACTTGGATGCATCGGTATAAGTAGAAGAATGTCAAAAGGCGGCAAAACCGTATGGATGCCATGTACCAACATTACCGACTACAACAATTTGACAGGAATGACTGCTCTTGGAAGAAATAATCTTCAGAAAAGAAATGAAAAAATAGTCAGAACCGTTATAAAAGAAAATCTTAAAAAGAAAAAAACAACGATTCAAGAAGATATATACGGCAAGGCTCTTGGCCCAAGAATACGAGGCATAGCCCGTGCGGCAATGTCTAGATTTGACCCTGATGCTTTTGACGGAGACGAAGATGGAATTATCCAGGACGGAACAGCGTTTGAAAGACCCAACACTCCGAATGCTCGCATCCCCAAGACTGTAGATAGGGAAGTTTCTCCCTCCGAAGTTTCGGCAGTACGCAAGTGGATGAGTGCCATGACTTCTTCAGATATGGATTCCTTCCGAGGCGAACCGATTGAAGCATACGATGGTGTTCCTGGTTCAAGACGTGGCTTGGCATCTAGTGGGCCCGGTTTCATTATTGACCCCAAGGGTCCAAAACAAATGGGCGGAAGAATGGCACCAAAGCCATTGGCCATAACAGAACTAAGAAACCCAGAAGCCAGTCCGACCAATCCGTTTAGAAATCTTGGTGGAAGATTGATGAGCAAATTGATTAGAGGAATGGTAAAGCCCGAACACAGACGTAAGCAAGAGAGAACAACCTATCTAATTGGAGGCAATACTGGTTCCGGAAAAACCACCGTACTTGACGAACACTTAATACCAAAAGGATTGGTTCCTTCACACGAAGAGGCTGCCCTTATTGACCCAGACTTTATTAAGAAAGGTCTTGTTGGATATGACGATGGACAAGGCGCTGGTCGTGTTCACAGAGAGTCTCAAGCATCAACCGACAAGACAATCAGGGATGCCGTTTTGGACGAACTGGACATGGTAATTACGGGTTCTGGGGCATCAAGACAAATCCAACACATGCGTGAAGCGTCTGAGCGTGGTGAAAAAGTAGTGGGCCACTGGGTTCATGTTCCGCAACGAGAAGCATCTAGACGCATTAAGAAGAGAGTGGATGAGACCAACAGGTATATACCTGACAACACCGCCCACATGGCACAAAGCATTCCTAAGGTTATTTCAACAGGCTTTGAAGAAGACTTACTAGACGAGTTCTATTTATGGGACAACGATGTTCCAGCAGGTTCACCACCAAAACTAATTGCAAAAAAATCCAAAGGAAAAGATTTTGAGATATTTGACCAGTCAAAATTTGAAGAATTTGCTGGAAGTAAAAAATGGGCAGACACGTGGGTGGAAACGTCAGAAGACAGAGACGTGTCAAGAAAAGGTTTTGAGTCCTCAAGTTACACAGGCAAAGAAGCCGCAGTTGCTTTAAGAGAGTCTGGTTTTGAAGTAATCATTGACAAAAATATAGAAGTTCGTCTTCCTGCAGGAAGTGATGCAGAAAAATTCTTTATAGAACGAGTTCTACCATATATGCCAAACAAATTTGGAAGAACGAACACACACGCGTCACGACTTACCCTGCCAGGGATTCCAATTGTTGAAGACGTACAAAAGTTGCTCGGGGTGAGTATTGATAAAAGAAAAATTGTTGACAAAAACTATCGTAAAAAATTTAAAATGCAACTCATGTCAAACGACCTAGAAGTTTTAGCAGAACTTTTTGCTAAAGCCCCTATTGTTGGTCCAAACGGCGAATCAAGGTTTGGCGATATGTTGCTTACTAACGTTGGTGTTGAGTTTGATGAAACAGTAAAGCAAATTGCTAAAAAGGCTGGTTTTTTGGAAAAAGAAATTTCAATGTTGATAAGTGAAGGGTTCACGAAAGAAGATATTGAGAAAATGTCAAAAGAAGAAATACAAGAACTACTAGACGCGCTTCCGGAATGAAAGTTTCAACAATTACAACAAACATGTGATACCTCCACTACAGCCCTTGAAATAAGGTTATTATTTTTTAATAGGGCTTGGTGCTTACCTGGGCCGTCCAATCAATAAACAAAAATAATTCCAACCAGGAGAAAATACAATGTCAGACCAAGCAAGACTTACAGAATTGCAATCAACCCTTCGTGCCAAGATGGCAGACAACAAGGCGATTGCAGACTCATTCCGTATTGAAGAAGGAACCGTTGTTGTCAACGCTCAGCAAAAGAGCGCATTTGACAAAAACATGACCGACATCAAGGAAATCAAGGGACTCATTGAGGGCCTTGAGGCAATGAACACAGTTGAATCATGGGGCTCACAAGCACCAGCAGAATCAGTTGCAGTTGCTGCAGCAGCAGGCTATTCATTGAAGGGCCTCGGCGCTTCATACTCAATCGGTGACTTGTTCCTCAACTCACCAGAGTTCAAGACCCTTTTGGGTGGTAAGAATGGCGCAAACATGCCTTCCCCATTCCAACTCGGAGCATCACTCACAACTCACGGCGCATACGGCGTTAAGGACGTTTACTCAGCACTTCCATCAGGCACACTAGCCCGTGGTGCATCTGCTGACTTCGGTTCAATCCAGCGCGACCCAATGGTCATGTCACCACAGCGTGTAAAGCGTGTTCGTGACTTGTTCCCAAGCCGCACCACTTCAGCAGCAGTTATTGAATACTTCCGTATGCTCGGTTTCACCGCAACAGGCGGCGGAATCAACAATGCAGGAGTTGTTGCTGAGCGTAACGCAGGAAACACCGCGTTTGCCGCTAAGCCACAGTCCTCAATGGTATTTGAAGGCCACCAGGCCCCAGTACGCACCATTGCTCACTGGGAAGCAGCACACCGTAACGTCCTTGCGGACGAGCCACAGTTGCGTTCAATCATTGACAACGAATTGATGTACGGTCTCCGTCTTCAAGAAGATGCTCAAATCCTCAACGGTGATGGAACTGGCGAAAACCTTACTGGTGTTCTTCAGACTTCAGGTATCCAGAACTACTCATGGTCAAGCGGTTTGTACTCAGCAACCGCAGGAATGTCAGACACAAAGGCAGACGCAATCCGTCGCGCCGCTACACTGTCGTTCCTCGCTTACTACGAGCCATCTGGTGTCGTTCTTCACCCGAACGATTGGGAAGACATTGAGTTGACCAAGGATGGCAATGGCCAGTATCTCGTTGCAGTTTCGGTTGCAATGGGCGGCGAGCCAAAGGTATGGCGTTTGCCAGTCGTTGAGACCCCTGCAATTCCAGAAGGCACCGCACTTGTCGGCGCATTCGGTACGGGCGCACAGTTGTACGACCGTGAGCAGGCTTCAATCCGCATCTCAGAGCAGCACTCGGACTTCTTCGTTCGCAACGCAATCGTTGTACTCGCAGAACAGCGCCTCGCCCTTGCGGTTAAGCGCCCAGAGTCATTCGTCAAAGTTACATTTGACAACGCTCCAACAGCCGAATAACTACTAAGCGGAACCCCGCTCGTTCCTTTGGGGATGGGCGGGGTTTTTGCTATATATGGGATAATTCATTATGAAGGAAAACGATGCGTTTAAATTTATTGGAGACATGCCATCTTTCAATGAACTTCTCGGTGATGTCTCGTCCCTAACCCCAGAAGACTGGTTGAAATACGTGCAACGTAAAAAAATTGGCGGTGCAGCAGGGGGTAATACTGACACCATCCCATTGGTCTATGACGTGATGCAAAAACTCAACTCGGACGTAGTGCACGAACATTACAGACAATTTAGTAAGTATCTAGATGAAGTCGTTCTTGCCACGATGGAAACAATTGGAGAAGTAAAAATTCAACAAGCAATACTGGCAAGACTTAGGGCAAAAACAACTATTCCCAAACATAAAGATGTCGGAAATCCATTAACCGCAAAAATCCATAGCCAGACTCACAGAATACACGTTCCAGTTATAACCAATGAAAATTGCATATTTACCATTGGTGATGAATCAAAGAACCTAAAGCCTGGCCAAATATGGATTGTAGACAACGTAGGAAGACACCATGGTGTCAAGAATAGTGGAGACGAAGACCGAGTGCACCTAATCATAGACGCCATCTGAACTGTGGGACAATTAAGACATGCCACCTTAGGGCTAATCCAGGAAATCTCTCGTCCTTGTTTTGAAGGCGGGGGATTTCTTGTTTAATAGGGTTATCTGGGCGTTTTGCGTTTATGAACTACAATTTGTTCATGACATATAAAGTTGATTGTTGTGCCTAGAAGAGACGAAGACGAGCCACTGGACAAATACATCCAATACGTCAGTAAACTAAGAGGCGCGCCCGACGATTTTGAAGATTGGGCAGTAGACAACAATGTAAAGTTGCCTGCAAAAAAGAAAACAAACAAACCAGAGGATAATTATGACGATACCTAGTCCGGACGCATTCAAAGATAAGGGAACATGGGAAAGATGGAAGAAAAGAAACTCTCCCGGAATGTCACCTGAAGAAATAATTAAGTCAATGGAAGCAGCGCCGCATCCTTTTACAAAAGACCCAAATAATCCCTTCACAATTCTCAAGAGAGAACGAGAAATAAGAGAAGCCGGCGAACAGTGATACTCAAGCCAGGAACAGACCCAGAAGAAGCCGCAAAACTGAGGGCTTCAATGAATAAAATTCATCAGCAGATTGATGACTTCTTAACACTCAAAGACACTATTGAGTCAGACAATCCTGCAAAGGATGCGTGGAAAGCGGTATATGGGTGGGACAATCCAGCGCTTGACGAGAACACAAAAGAAGGCAAAGCGTTGAAAGCCAGAATAGCAAGAATGTTCGGTAAAGATATTGATACTCAAGAAAAAGACGAGAAAAACTAATGGATTCAATTTTTTCTTTTGACGAAAGCAAATGGTCTGTTTTTGATGTTTCGTACTCTATTGAACTCAAAGAACAGTACCCAGAGATTTGGGCTATGTCTGGTGGCTCCAAGTCAGACTACATACATGAAGTCTTGTTAGAGATATTTGAAAGTGGTGGAGTGGCGACAACACCGGAACAAGTGGAAGTTCTTGAACTGAGAGAATCATGGATTAACAGGCATGTTTACGACAGTCAGCCAGCAGGTTACGTGGCTCAAGTTAAGTGGCTTGCCGTATCTTCAAATGGCGAAGCGTGGCAGAAAAGAAAAATCAACGAAGAAGTTTCAAAATTCCACACAAGAACAGAATGGATTCTTGAAAAAGGTCTTCCCTGCTGGAAGGGCTACGAGCAAGTCGGAATGAAGATGGGGAAAAAGGGGAAAATGGTTCCCAACTGTGTCCCCATTAAGACCAAGAGCGCTCAACTCAAAGACCCCAAAGGCGGCCTTACCGCCGCAGGACGAAAGTTCTTTAAACGCACGGAGGGGGCAGACCTGAAACCTGGAGTAAAAGGCGCTGCCAACACCCCAGAGAAGATGCGCAGAAAAGGGTCGTTCCTCACCAGATTCTTCACCAACCCGTCTGGGCCAATGAAGGACGACAGGGGACGCCCTACGCGTCTTGCTTTGTCGGCTGCAGCGTGGGGGGAACCTGTCCCTCAGGACGCCTCAGACGCTGCTGCGCTGGCTGCTAAGGGCCGCAGAATGCTTGATAGGTACGAGAGAGCCAAGAAAAAAGATTCTTTTGAAAACATTGAAACAAAAGTATTTACTGATTCTTCTAATGAAGGAAAATTCAAGAGTTATATTGATTCTTTAGACGACAAAAAGTTTGAAGAATTATTTCCAGACGATGACCAAAGTAGTTGGAATATACCAACGGAAGAAAAGTGGATATTTGATGTTGCTGGTGCTTTCCTGAGAAGGTCAATAACAAACAGACGGCGCAAAAGAAGAAGGTAAATAATGACCACATGGGGAGAATACAAGGGCGAAATAAAGGGTTTTAGGTTTGAAACAAAGGCGGATAAGAAATGCCCTCCAGCGACACAAGACATTGCTATAAACATAAAGAACCGTCAGAAGGCTATTCAGTCTGCAGCGTATGGACCCCTCAACCCCAAGCAGCCAAACGATAAGTTTTGGCAGGATAAAGCAGATAGATGGGACGTATCTATCCCTTCGGCAAAGAAGCAGAAATGTGGAAACTGCATTCTTTTCGTACGTTCGCCAAGAATTCTTGACTGCATTGAAACAGGCCTCGGAAACGAGTCTGGCGCAGCGTGGGACGTGATTGAGGCAGGAAAGATTGGCTACTGCGAAGCATTTGACTTCAAGTGCCATGCCGAGCGAACATGTGATGCATGGGTCGTAGGTGGACCGACTACTAGCGACAACGACAGTCGGAAACCAGACTAATGAAAAACGAAAGATTCTGGTACGGAGCAACCCTGTTAAAAGTTATTGATGGTGACACCATTGAACTCATGATTGACCTTGGGTTCAACATCCATCACAAGATTCGTGTTCGTCTTTATGGAGTAAATACGCCAGAATCACGCACCAAAGACCTTGCTGAAAAGGAAATGGGTCTAAAGGCTAAGAGTTTTACTCAGGATTGGCTTACTAATCACAAATGGGTGTTTGTTAACACCATTCCCGACAAAAACGATAAATATGGGCGCATTTTGGCCCGTATTTTTTCTTCGGACAATATTGAAGACCCAACTACTGCCTGTCTAAACAAAGACATTATCCAGTCTGGCTACGCTCGTGAATACTTTGGCGTAGGCGACAAAACTTGGACTGAGTTTAAGAAATAAAAAACCCCACCCCAATTAAGGAGCGGGGTTTCTTACTACTTAGGAGGTAATGATTAGTCGTTTACGCCGTCGGCTTGGATGTGTGTTGCGTCTGATACTTCAGAAACAGTGAACGCTACAGTTGCGCCAGTTCCTGCTGTACCGGAACCAACTGCAGAAACATCAAGGCTTACAAGGGCACCCTTTGCGAAGTCGCAATTCGCCGCAGTGAGTGTTCCTTCGTCTGAGTAACCAGCAGCAGCGATTGAGAAGGCTGCTGCGACATCTGCGCCAACCTTAAGGTCTGCTGTAAGTGCTGAACCTGCAGGGGCACCTGTAACTGCCAAGTAAGCACCAGTGATGACGCCCTTGAAAGGCATTGCCACGCTTACGAGACTGCTCGTTGCAAGCGTTCCTGGAATTGTGAGTGTGATTGTCTGTGGTGCGATAATTGCTGTCATTTTGTTCTCCTATGCCGAACTGTTTTTTTTGCCTTTCGGCGCTTAATGTAAATAATACATCATGGGTGACCCTATGTGCGGAATTACCCCTGATTGTCCTTAATAAATTTTATCTCACATGAATCCGTTGTACAGTAAGACTCTCCGATTGCGTCAGCAGCCATTCCTGCATACACTCCCGTGAAGTCAATAGGAAATAATGATTTCCCCGCTTCTTCGTAGACGCTCTGCTCTATCTGCGTGTACGGCATTTGCGGATACGTAAAATTGCCTTGAGGCAAAAACGAAACAGTTTTTAGTTGACCGTCATACATGTGAAGAACAGTGCCAATGTGTTCTTTTTCTTTCTCTGCATCAAAAGAAATTGTGACCGATACGGAATTGTCCGACCAGTAACGTTGAGCAACTGCGGCCAATGACATCTTTTCAAAGATTGTTACGTCTTTTTCAGAGCGACGTGCGTCTGACTTGATTGGGAAGAACACTACGGAGGTCGTCTCGGGAGACTCAGAAGCAGGCTCAACTCTGTAATTAGCCATCTTGAACAACGGAAGCATTGGGTCATCGTTGGAGAACCTAATCGCTCTATCAAAATACTCACCGCCTGGTGTCCAGTGAACCCCAGGAGACTCTCCTGCAAGAATTGAGACAGTTCCCGAAGGCTTTACTGTTGTCATCTTGATTGACTCACGAATTCCGAGCCACTCCGAGTAAGAAACATCATAATTCTTTACCGTGTTGTACCCAGTGTCCATCCACTCACGAAGAACTGGCATTCCCACGCGGTCAGCGAAGTTAGCAACACCGGACATTGAAGTACCGATGCGACGATTGCGTTGCATGATTGCGTTTGTCTCTTCCCAGTGGGTAGGAAGAAGCGTTACGGTCTTTGCGTAAAGATATGCAAACTTCAAGGTTCGCTTGTAATCATCCAAAGAATCATGGCGATTGAGGTATGTCTCCACGAGAGTACAGCACTCATATGACTCAAGAGATTGTTCTGCACATGGGTTATATCCAGCAACACGCCAGTCTTTGTTGTTTGCAGGGTCTGCAAGACGACCGTATTTACGAGACATGTCAAGCCAGATAACTCCTGGCTCTCCATTGAGCGCAATTCCGTCAACAATCTTAGAAAGGTCCTTGCCTACAGAGGTTTCAACGGAGTTGTTTGACATCCATCCCCAACCAAGTGATTCTGGGTCGTATGAGTTGCGCTCAGGAAATACTGATGAGTTTTTCAAGTTAAGAAATTCATCATCATCCAAACTACCAATCAGCAATTCTGCGGAGCGACGAACGTTTCCAGAAACAACACAAACACCAATCATGTTTCCAATGTCTGCAATATCAACCTTTGTAATTAATTGACCATTGCGGTTTTCAAACATCTTTCTAATGTATTTATGCAGTCGTTCTAACGAAGCGTGACCAGCAGCAGTACCACCAAATGTTTTGATAGGTGTTCCTGCAGGGCGAATTAGTGAATAATCAAAGATGATTGGTGACTGGTCTTGCTTTAAGTAAGAATTAATCAACATGCTGACAGAAGAAACCCAGCCTTCTCGGCTGTCTTCAATGACTTCTGTAACTGGTGGCTTTGTTGGCTCATAGATAGTGAATTCTTTTTCTGCACCCTTGTTGTCAAAACCAACACCGACACCAAGCATTGATGCTTCCATAAGAAACGCAAAAGGCTTTGCAGGATTGTTCTTTGTCATTTCAGATGTTGATACAAATGCACAGTTCTGCAACGCAGCAGAGTTTTTCTGAACATTGACTAACGGAGTTCCCATAACCCACAAGCCACGACCAGGTGGAGTCCACTTCAGGTTAAACAAACGGTCAAACGCTTCTTTTGCAGATGCTTGTGCTTTGGAATCGTTCCAGGGTAGACGATTTGTTTTGCAGTGGTCTTTCTGCAGGGAGTACATACCGTTGATTACGCGTTCACAAACATCTGACCATGTTTCTTTTGTTCCGTCTTCTTTTAAGCGCGAATAAGTACGCAAAAAAGTTATTTCTCCTACAGAGTTACCGCCGGCATCAACATAACCAAATGGTGCTTTTTTTGTTCTGTAAGAACTAATAAAATCTTCTGATAGGCGGAATGTGAAAAATGAAGACACTTACTCGCTCCTCTTTCTATTTGTATGTTTAGGAAATCAATCATACAACCAACACCCTGTTTACACCCGTCTAAGCAATGCCCAAATTTTTTGCTTTCTCAAGTGTTACGTATGAACCTTTATGATGAATAATCACACGTGCTTTTGTGAATGGAGTGATTTGCCTATCTTCGTAGATGTCTTCTTCTACTAAAAATGTCTGCAGTTCTTTTAATGTTTCAATAACTCCGGTAAGACCAACAATTTTTTTTGGTGGACCATCTTCTCCGTCGCAATCACCTGTAGGGTGACCGCAAACTGGACAAGGTTCACGAGTTGCTCTTAGAATAGATATTCCGTCGCCAAGTTTTTCAGTTGCGGAATCTCTAAACATACTCAATTTTACCTCGCCTGGTTCACCTGGTCGGTGAACTGTGTCTTATAAACACAGTCTAAACATAAGGTTCAATTCCTTAGGCGAGGACTAATAGAAAACCTGAAGGTGAAAACCGAGGTTATTAATTGCTTCCGCTGCATCGTCTTCATCTTTTTCGTTGACAATATATTGTTCCATTATTGTCTTGTACAAAAGTGCTGGATAACTCTTGTCACGCAATGTTCTTACCGCTCCGTCTGGATAAACAGTAATCGGCTTAAAAATCATCCTATTTTGGGCTAGATATTCATAAGAAATTGAAACAAGCGTTAGTTCTGCTCCTCCCATTTCGTCACTTTCGGCGTGAGTTACAGTAATGCACTCATTTACTCCGGTAGTTTCGTCAAGAAATGCTTTCTGAAGGTCAAGTCCTCGTGTTTTTTCTATATCCGGAGAACAGTACCCCTCGGCCACCATGGAGAGGCTGTCAATATCCCAGAAACCCTTAAGAATCCCAAGCATTGCCGCGCATCTTTGAAGCCTGTCTATTGGTTTTTCCTGCATGTGCTTCTTACTTAACTGCACAATGGCGAGAACCTTGCCATCTTTCCATCCAATAAAATTGAATGCCAAATCTTCCCCGACTCCTAACTCACTAACAAAACCTTGTTTTGCTAATTGAGCAGATGTCAAGGCTAATGCTATTTTTGAAAATTCGTCTGGGTATAAATCATCCACACGCCCACATTAGTGCACTTAATGCTATAGTCGGGGATGTCCTATGGGGCCAAAAATCTTAACAAAGAAAGACAAGACATGAGTAAGCAACCAGCAAAGAAAACAGCAGCGAAGAAGACGGCAACAAAAAAAGCCGCTCCCAAGAAGAAGGCTGCTCCTGCGAAGAAGGCTGCAACAAAAAAGGCAGACCCAGTAAAGCGCGCCTACAACAAAGTTGAAAAAGTTGCCAAAGAAAATGGCATTGATTTTGATACTTACGAAGAAAAAGCAATTGAAGCAATTGAAGAAGCGTCAGAAAAAGTAGTCGCCGAATTTGTAAAAAATCGCAAGGGCTTACTCAGCAAACTGTTTGCTTGGATTAAGAAGTAAAAAACCACTCAAAACAACCCCTGGGGCGAAAATTTGTTCGCCTCGGGGGTTGTTTTATTTATATGCCTAGATACGCTTTCTTTTAATAAAGGAAGGTCTCAGATGGCAAGAACACATGGCAACAAAGAGTTTGCCGCCGTAGTGCGAGAGATTGAACGCATCGGCTTCAGGGTTGAACAGACCAAGCGTGGCGTTTACAAGATTTACCCGCCACTCAGTATTGGTGGGCGTATGTACACAACCCACGGAACACCAAAGGCGATGAAAGCCATCAAAAGCGAGTTTCGTAAAATCTACGGCATTGACTTGGCCTCAATATGATTTACCCAGAAAAAGAGATGTATGGCGTTCTGGAGCCACAACCACCAGAAGTAAGACTGTCGGCAGAGCCGCTTCTTGCTCTTTTTAGGATTGAGGGCTCCGAAAATAGCATTTCGGCTCTAGCAATGCGCTTAGGAACAGAACGCAACGCCATCTACAGGTGGATAGAGAACGGCATCAACCTCAGAGTCGCCGAAAACATGGCTGAGAAAATAAACACCCATCCTGCCTTGATTTGGGGTCCTGAATATCACATCGCAACCTACATGGAAGCAAACCGTCAAACCATAATGGCACGTAGAAAACGGGAAAAACTCGTTCTTCGGCGTTCTATTGCGAGAAAGGAAAAGAGAGATGAAAGAATCACACAATAAGAAAAAAATTTTCTACAGCCCTGAGCAGACAGCACTAACGCTTAACTTTATTGTTGACTTCACCAAAGAACGTGGTTATCCACCGTCCGTTAGAGAAGTGGGCGAGAAAATCGGCGTTAGTTCGTCGTCAACTATCCATAAATTCATACGTCAATGCGTTGATGCAGGGTACGTAGACCTTGATGCACGCATCCCTCGGTCAATAAGAGTTTCCAAGATAGGCAAAAAGTACTTATCTTCGGCTCAATGAGTGCCCTTGGTTGGATTTGAACCAACGACCTGCGGATTAGAAGTCCGTTGCGCTATCCACTGCGCCACAAGGGCTTATGGCTACAATCTAGCCTCTCCAGATAAAGAATGCAAGAAAGGCAAAAATGGCATACAACTACATTGAGGCCTTCACCGAAGGTCATTCTTATAACAAAGTCGTTGCGAAGTATTTAATTGACAAAGGAATACCGTGTACTGTCCCCGAACTGCAAATAGCAAAAAATCGTGAAGAGCGCCGGCAGATGACATTGACAGAAAAAGACATTACGCTTGATTTATTGCCACATATCTTGGAAGTAAAGAACGTCAGCGTGGAATTTGGTTGGGACCCCAAAGACTTCCCGTTCCCCACAACGATTGTTGACACAGTTAACAGTTACGAAGACAAACAACAGAAACCGCTTGCATATATTTTGCGCAGTAAGAAAACTGGCGCAATGCTCGCTGTGGGACCATCATCAAAAGACAGATGGAAGAACAAGAACCTGTACGACAAGAAACAGGAACTAACAGACAACTTCTACATAGTTGACAAACGTGACTTGCGAAGTATGGATGAACTTGTAGAGCACATCCTCAAACTCCAAAAACGTACTTCATAACTAGATAAAACATGGCAGTTCCATATATCCACATCTTTATCATCGGTTCTATGTCATTTATAAAACTCATTAGATAAATCTATCCGCACACATCAACGATGTATTTGTATTTATGGGCGTCACTGTTCTAGCCAGTTCTTTTTAATCCATTTAGAAATGAACTCAGCACGCAATTTAGAACCCGTAGAACCGTAATGGACCTTATCAGGATTCAATAGAAACCGCCTACTTTGGATAAATCTATCCCAACCAACAACGTGCATATTGGTATTTCTACTAGC